TATCTTTTACTTGCCTTCTTTTTCCACCATGAAATAATATTATCAAGATAGAACTTATCCCAGTTTTGACCACGAACTAATTTATCTTGCTTACCAAGTAATACTTCACGAACATTACCATAACCATAATCAGAAGTATACGATCTCTTTCTTTGGGTAAGTTTAAATGCGTTCTTAAGAACTCCATCCAACTTTTTTAGTTTTTCTACTTGTCCATATTCTTTCAATGAATTCTTAGTCCATGAAATCATTCTAGTTTGTCTCTTCATCTTTTTAGATGAAACATAAGTAGGAGTTACAGGATTATTATCATTAATTACAGTGAATCTATCATGCAATTTATGAAATGCTCTATCATGCAATAAAGGAAGAAATTTACTATCAGTTAAACCTTTAAATCTAATAAAAGGTTTTAGACCATCATACTGTGATGCAGAAGTTGTAGATCCATATAAAGAGGTTGTTTCAAACCATCCAATATCTTTTTCAAATACCACATTAAGATGCTCTCTTGCAAAATGAGATACACATAATAAGGCAAGTAATTTACCGCCAAGATAATTATATCCAAATGGTTGGGATGGAACGATTGCAAAACCCATCACTGCATGGCGATTAAATATAGAAAGATTTGCTGGTTGACCTAACCATTCATTTCTTGGTTTAGAATTAATCGTAGGAGATCCAAAGCGGATGAATCCAATTATCTTCTTACTATTCTTTTCATATACTATCCAACGCAACTCTCTACCGGGAATATTTTTCTCAATGATTGCAGATGATGTTGCAGTTAAAAGTTCATGATAATATGCTTGAGGAACAGATTGTTGAAATCTATCTCCAACAAACTTAACCTCAAAATCCATGTCCTCTGGATGAACATCTTCATTGAAGAATTCATCTTTTAGAGAAACAATTGATTTACCTCTTTCTTTAACTGCTGCCTCTTTTGTAAAACGAATATAGTCTTCAATAGTTTCAAATCTACCAAAGTAATCAATAAATTCATTAGCAGCCCATGTAGCATCTGCTTCACTGATAATCATTGTATAATAGGCATTTTAAATGGTCGTTCAGGTTCGGAGTAAAATTGTCTTTCGGAAGGCATGGTCAAAACCTCTATTAACAAATTAATATCAGCGGATATTGCATCACCAGTTTCTGACATTTTACGATATCCATTGCCAACATAAATTTGTCCTGCCATGACTGCAATAGTGCAAGCACCCCAGAAAAGATAATATTTGTTTGATTTTACTTGATGTTTTAGTTTTGTGAATTTGGTCATTTTAAGTTTTCCATAATAGTGTAGTAGACAACAATACCAGAACCAATACCACTTAATAGTAACAAGATTCCGAGAAAACCGAAACAGTTAAGTCTGAATGGTTTTCTTTCTTTCTTCATTTAAATTTACACTCTACCATAATCTCAGTTAAACATGCCAACATGTTTATTTCTTGATCTGCTACGAATGCGACTTGGTATTG